CTACGCGCCACTGCATCAAAGCTGATGGCAAAATTCGGCGGCACTGCAACCATCCGCCGCGTTACCACTGGCGCGTACAACCCGACTACCGGCACCATCAGCCAGACCAGTAGTGACATCGCAGTGCGTGGTGTGCTGCAGGATGTCAACCTGCGCGAGGTGAATGATCTGATCCAATCGACAGATAAGCGGCTGTTGATTGCAGCAGCGGATCTAACGGCAGCACCAACAACAGCGGATGAGGTATTGATCAGCGGCACCACATATCAAGTGATCCGCGTGGATACAATCGAGCAGGACAATACAGCAATCACTTACGAGCTGATCCTAAGAGGTTGATCATGGCACGCAACATCCGACTGCAAGATATGGGCAGCTACGTGGAGCGGAATATGGAGAAGTTGTTGCGTGAAACGGTCCTCAAAGCTGACGAGCAAGTGAAGATGCTTAGCCCGGTTGACCTTGGCCGGTTCCGTTTGAGCTGGGCGATCGGCGAGAACGCTGCACCATTTCAAGGTGTTCCGCCCGGTGACTATCGCGGCCAGCCTGTGCCGCCGCCGCGCGCTGTCAATTACACGCTCGGAAATGAGCGTGTCGGCAATGTCTACAGCGTCCACAATAATCTGCCGTACGCGGAAAAACTAGAACGTGGCGCGCCGGGTTCAGGGTTGAAGAAAGAGATCCGAAAGAATCCCACTCGTGAAGTAGACAACTGGGCATCACCCGGTGGCGGCAGTAGCCAGCAGACTGGCGGACCTGGCTGGGTGGCTGGTATCGCCAAGGATCTCCAAGGCTTTGTCCGCCAGCAAGCCGACCAAATCGCCCGCCAGTCATGAGCTACAACACCATCCGCGCTGCAATCGAGGGTCGTATTGCCACTGAACTAGCACGCAGCCCGAGCTATCCGGTCAGTTATCAAAACGTACCGTTCACGCCGCCATCAGATCGGCCGTGGCTGCAAACGTTCATCCGCTTTGGTGATAACAACTACGCCACACTCAAAACCATCAACCGGCAAACTGGCACGCTGGTGGTGAATGTCTACACACCGCAAGGGCAAGGTACAGCAGCGAATTACACCATCGCCGAGCGGATCCGTGCACTATTCGACCGGCTCACGTTATCCGGCATCATCTTCGATGCAGCATCCGGCCCATCGCAGGTGACGCCAGCATCACCGGAGCCGTATTACCAGACGCAGGTTACTGTTACCTTCGAGGCCTATCTAGACTGAAGTAGCCACTACCGTTCATTACAATGGCTGTCACTGTTTTGTCCGGTACGTCCGGCGCCCTTTACTACAAACCCGCCGGTACTGTCGGCACCTTCGGCACTGCTGGTGTTAATACCACCGACGACGAGATCACCGTGGCGCCCTACCTGGGTTTCCGCGTTGGTGATCCGGTTGTGTTCTCGGTCGTCAACTCACAGACTGGCGGCACCGGCACCGGCACGCTGCCTGCTGGGCTGACTGCTGCGACCACTTACTACGTGATCGCATACACTGCTGCCACTGGTGTCCTCAAGGTATCTGCTACCGCTGGCGGCAGCGCTGTGGATCTGACTGATGTCGGCACCATCACCAGCCCCAATGAGTTCCAGGTGGCTTATGCCGAGTTTGCAGCTGTGGGCCAGGTGCAAAGCTGGAGCTTTGAGATCAGCCGCGCTGAGATTGATGTAACCACCATCGGCCAGCCGGTCGGGCAGTATGCGCCGTTCCGCGCGTACATCCCCGGCTTTGCCGATGGTTCCGGTAGCGCCACCATCTATGTCACCAATGAGGACAGCAACCTCGCTAACCGCATGGTGGAAGATGTGCTGTACCGCCAGCAGATCGGTTGTGCATTCAAGCTTTACAGCGACAAGCAAAGCTCTGAAGCGCTCAGCCGTTCGATCGCGATGGAGGCCACGCTGCTGACCGCCAGCCAAACGATCAACCCAGACGACGCGCAGCAGGTTGAGATCACCTTCCGTCCGGCCAGCGTGCCGACCTTCGATTTCAGCACCTCGGCCTGATACACTGAATACGGTGAGGACACGGCCCCGGCAATGCTGGGGCTTTTTTTGTTGCTTATACTGCAGGCACTGAACCATGATTTATGGCTGGCTCTGCACTTGCACGGCTCAAGAAAGCAGCAAACATTGAACCCACCAAGCGGACGGTAACGCTGTCGGATGGGTCTGAATTTGTGCTGTATGCCACGCCGCTGACGATGGCCGAACGCGAGCGGGCGCAGAAGATGCCCGGCGGCGATGATGCCAACGGCTTTGCATTGAACCTGCTGGTCACTAAGGCAATGGATGAAGCCGGCCAGCGGCTGTTTGCGGCTGGTGAGATGGCGGAGCTGAAGAACGAGACGGCAGATGCTGATCTGCAGCAGCTGATGCTCGCGGTGATCCAGAACCCTGAGGAGGAAGAAATCACCGACATGAAAAGCACTAAAGGCTGAGCTAAAGAAGGACAAGCTGTTACTTCTCCAGATGAATATCGCGCATGAACTCGGCTATTCGCTAGCCAAACTCATGCGCGAAATGACACTAGAAGAGGTTATCTTGTGGTCTGTGTTCTATGATCTGCGCAATGAAGAACAAGAAAAGGCTATGAAGCGTTCCTCCAAGCGGTACTAACTTTTCTGATTGGAGTTAGCACGATTCGCTCATCGCTCCACCCTCGATTTGATCTAGTGATAAGGGTGTTCACGTTAACACCAAGCTCTTCCGCCCACACCACCAACGGCTGAGTTTTGCCGTTGCAAGTGATCATGCGATTTGTGCGCTTATTCCTGCATTGCTCTGAGTGAGTGGCCCACTTGCAGTTTTCCGGCGAATATGGTCCGTCGTTATCAATTCGATCTAAGCTCTTACCAGCTGGGCGTTCTCCCATATCAGCGTAAAAGTTCTCAAAAGATTGCCAGCGTTCGCAAACATAAATACCACGGCCGCCATAGTTCTCGTAAAACTTGTTCCTAGGATTGCGGCACCTATCAAGCATCATTGACCATAGCCTGTATATTTTTGTGCTTGATTTTTGATGAGTCCGGCTTGCCTCTGACGTTCTTTCTTTATGCAAGCAGCCGCAGCTTTTGGTGAGGCCGCGAAGCAGGCTATCGCGGTAGATTTCTTTTTCTGGGCTGCCACAAGAGCATTGGCAAACCCAGTATGCGGACCTAGTTGGCGATCGGCGAATGACGGTGAGTCGTCCAAATACGCGACCGTCAAGCGGTATCCTTTTCATGTTGGCTCAAGTGCGTGAGTTGACCACGCCTCAGGGACTGGCATCCGCTGGGGCACCTTAATGCTAGCGCCTCCCTAGACTGACCGTATCAGGAGGGTTGTGCTGTGGCTGTCGTAGCCAACGTCGCTATTAACGTTGACAGCCGGGGTGCAGTTGGCAAGCTGCGCGAGGTATCAACTCAGGCGCAGGCAACCCAGAAGGCGTTTGGTGCGCTCCAGCAAGCGGCAGCGGCATTCGGCGCTGGCTTTGCAATCTCGCAAGTTATCGCTGATGTCAAACAGCTAGATACAAACCTACGGCGACTTGGCACCGTTGGCGGCAATGTAGCAGCGCTGGATAAAGGGCTTGGCGATCTCAGCAAGCAATTAGAAGGCGTTGCAAATAAAGCTGAACTTGCCGCAGCTAGTTATCAAGCTCTCTCGGCTGGATTTACCGAAACAAGCGCCAATCTCAGAATCGTAGAAGCCGCGACTAAGGCTGCCGTTGGTGGATTGGTGGACGTCACAAGCGTGGTTGAAGTAACCACCAAGACGCTGAATGCCTATGGCCTGAGTGGTGAATATGCAATCAAGGTCACCGACAGCATTAGCAAAGCGGTTGAATTTGGCCAGGTTCAATGGTCTGACTACACAAGTCAACTCGGCCGTGTCGCATCAATCGCTGCGCTGGCTGGCGTAAGCATTGATGAGATCAATGCATTCATCGCAGCGGCAACCAAGAACGGCGCCACCGCCGAGGTTGCGTTTACAGGCCTCGGCGCTGCGCTGGCTACGCTGCTGCAGCCAACCGAAGAAAGCAAAAAGGCTGCGGCTGCGCTTGGCATTCAGTGGAACGTCACCGGCTTGCAAAGCAGAGGGTTCTCCGGGTTGCTTGAGGATCTAAGCAAAAAGCAAGACGCAAATAAAACAGCAGTTGCAGAGCTGCTCGGATCACAGGAAGCATTGCGTGGCGTGCTAGCCGCGAACTCAAAAGCCGGCAAAGATTATCGCATGATCCTTGAAGGATTAGGCGGCGCCACGGGTAAAACTGAGGCTGACTTCGAGAAGATGAGAGGCAGTCTAGAGAATACCCTCAAATCTCTAGATACTGCATTTAAGAATTTCAGCGAAGCGTTAGGCAGGGCATTTGGCCCAACTGTTGTCGTGGTCATTCGTGACATTACCGGCGCGGTTAATGGCTTTGCGGCTGCATTCAACGCAGTTCCTCAACCGGTTCTCAAGGCAACCGCCGAAGTGGTCAAGGCAGTGGCTCAGCTACTGCTACTGAAAAAGGCGATTGAGGGAATCATCGCGCTGCGGGTTGCGCTGATTGGCATGTTCGCGGCGACGGCAACCGGTGCGGGCGCTGCAGCCGTTGCGTCGTCCGGCTTGACCATGAACATGCGCTACTTGCAGGGTTCGATGGCCACGGCAACCACGCAAGGAACCGCACTGGCTGGTGTGCTGCGCAGCATCGCAGCCTTCGGCGTGATTACGGTCGGCATCAATCTAATCGTCACCGGACTGCAGGAAGCAATGACTGCCGCCGCTGAGGTCCGCAAGCTTCGCGGTGAGCGTGCAGCTGGTGGAGCGGCTGCGATCTATGGCGGCAGTGCAACAGCTGATCAAAAAGCGGCTGCGCGACAAACGCTAGAGGCAGCGAGAAAAGAGCAACGTCGCTACCGCGACCCTGGCACTGTTGCGGCTCAGACGCTGCTCGGCCCATTGGCGCCAGTGTTCGGCGTGCCAACAACTGCGCAGGCCGGTCGCCGCAGGCCTTTACTTCAAGAGCGCGTGCGTCGAGCCGAGGCGGTACTGGCACTGCCTACGCGCACGCAACAGCAAGCCGGCATCCCAACACCAACACCAACACCGCAAGAACAGCTCAACCTTGACGGCTCCCGCTCCCGCACCGGCGGCAGATCCGGCGCCGACAAAGCAGCGGCCGAAGAAGCTCGCATTCAAGCCCGCATCCGTGGGTTGCAGATCGAGACGCAGGCTACGCAGCAGTTGGCAGTGCTTCGCGGTCGCATCGCTGAAGCTGAGATGGCCGGCAATGAAGAGCTGGCGATTCGGCTGCGTGGCGTAGAACGCGAGCAGCAGATCCTGGTTCAGTACCAGCAGTCAATCGGTGATGTCACCGAGCGCGTGCGGCAGGCGATGGAAGCCAAGGCGCTTGCTGATCTTGAGATGGTCGGCATGGAAACGGCCATTGACCTAGAGAAGCAACGGCTGAAGCTACTCAAGGAACAGAACGACGAGTTCTTTAAGCGTGCTGGGCTGACACCACAAGACAAGATGCCAAGCGGTGCTGGCGCGTTCGATCCATCACTGCCTGATCTGCGCGTCAGCCCCGCCGAGCAGCAGATGGCCGCATACCGCGCCGAGCTGGATGCACTGACCAATCCGATCAACATGGCGGTCACCGGCGCAAACGCAATCGGTGATGCCTTCGGTCAGGCATTCCAGGACATCGCAACCGGCGCCAAGAGCACCGAGCAGGCGCTGGCTGATACGTTCAAGGCGATCGGCGAGGCCTTCATCAGCATGGCCGTGCAGATCATCGCCAAGCAGATTGCGATGATCACGTTCCAAACCTTGCTCAAGGCGCTAGGTGGTGGTGGTGGCAGCTTTGGTTTCAGCGGCGCTGGCCCGTATCAGCTGCCAGGCGGTGGTGGGTTTGCGCAGGGGTTCAGCCTGCCCAAGCTGAACGCCACCGGCAGCATGGTCACCGGGCCAACGAACGCCATCATCGGCGAAGCTGGCCCCGAAGCGGTCATGCCATTGCAGCGTGGCACTGACGGCAAGATGGGCGTGCAGATTGCCGACAACCGCGCCTTCCTAGATTCGCTGACCACTGGCTTCACTGCTGCTATTGATGAAGCATCAGATGACCCAGCAGCAGCAGCCACCGATAACCGCGCATCCTTGCGCGAAGTGGAACGACTGCAAGAAAATCGCACGCAGATCATGACGCAGCAGATGGAAGCCGAACGCCGTTACGAACGCGAGCGTATTGAGCAGATGGCATCAACACCCGGCAACCTCAACATCAAGTACGAATCGCAGGTGATCAACAGGGTGGAATATGTCACCCGTGATCAAGCTGAGCGCATGGCGGCACAGTCGGCGCTGCGTGGGCGTGAGCTTGCAATCGGGGCGCTGCAGAATAGTGTCAAGACACGCAAGCGGGTGGGCATCTAATGTCAGTCGCAACTGTCAACTACGTGCAGTTCAGGGAGCGTGATACGTTCGCCACGCGCAGTCCGCTGTGGCAAAACTTCTTCGTTGATCGCTCGGCTGACTTCCTGCCTTTTGGCTACGGGCAGGGTGCAGGTCAAACTGCAGGCGAGCGCTCGCAAGCGAATCTCGTAACACCGGTCAACGCCATCTCGTTGAACTACGCCAAAGAAGCCGCCGACAACCGCTACATCGCAGAGGTCACCACCAAGGAGATCAATATCGCCTCGCTCTCCGAGGGCATCACGATCTCCCGCGAACTATGGGTGGTGGGCAGCTTCACGCACGACCAGGAGATGCTCACCTTCATCCTGCGCGGCCCCGGCGATGCGACACGGCGTGGGCCTGGGCGCTTCCTGTCGCGCTCATTGGTGGGACGTGTCCCAAGCTCGGGCACGCTGGTGATCTCATGAGCTGGCAGCACTGGATCGGCAAGCCGCACAAGACTGGCGCTGATCCGGTTCACGAGGACGGCTGCGACTGCCTGCTGATGGTCGTGCGCATCCGCGAAAGCCTCGGGCTGCCAGTGCCCGATGAAGCCGCCGTGCAGACGCTGATCTCACTGTCGCTCAGCGAAAGCTACCGCGAGATCCACATGCTGCTGGCGCCCCACCTCAACCCTGTCGATCCGCCGTTTGATGGTGCCTTTACAGTGTTTGAGACGCCCGATCAAATCGGAACTGCAGTGATGATTGACGGCGGGCTCTTGCATGTCAGCCATAAACGCGGTGTTCGCTGGTTGCCGGCAAACATGCTGCGCAAGTTCACTTGGTACGACTGGAAATGACTGCACCACTGCTGCCGCAGGATCGCTACATCGCTGAGCTGCTCGGGCTCACCGAGGATGAGATGCGGTGGTACAAGGCAGAGGTGCAACGCCGCGCTGCTGAAGGTCCGCAGCCGGCAGTGGTGGCTGGTACAGAAACCGCGTTGATCCTTGGCATCATCAACCTTGTGATCGGCGTCGGCCTCACTGTTGTCTCGGCACTACTCACCCCACGCCCACCGCAGCAGCGCGAACGCGGTGAGCTGACCACACGTCAGCGGCAAGGCGACACGCTGAATTCCCCTGGCGCATTCGCCCCCACCTACGGCTTCGAGGCAGTCCAAGATGTCGCACCACTTGGCGACCCAATTCCACTCGTTTACGCCAAGCGCGAGTTCTTGAACGGGCAGTGGTATGGCGGCGTGCGCATCAACACCCCGCTGCTCTGGAGTCAGATCTGGTCACTCGGCGGCAGCCAGATGCTGCGTGCGGTGTTCCTCGTTGGCGAAGGCAGTGTTGGTGCCATCCATCCGTACAGCTTCGCTATCGGCAACAACACGCTTGGTGCATATTCGTTTGACGGAAATCTGCAGCGTATCGCTATCTACAGCGTGCCAGATGGCGGTCGAATGGCCATCGGCAATTACCTTTCTGGATCGCAAAACGACATTGGCGCTCAAGGGCAATACGCATCGGACATCTTCCAAGCTGAGATCAATCCCGGCAACCTGTCGCCAGTATTTTGCGGCGCGTACAAGCCAAGCACCTCCACCAGCTTTGGACTCTATTCCCCCATTGCAAACGGCCTCGGCTATCGCATTAATCCGCGCATCCGTCCATTGCGCACGCTGCAAATCAAAGCAGACGAATATGAAGCGGATGACGACGCACAAGCCGTAGCAGAAGCGTGGAAATACAAATACTGCTACAGCAGTAAATCAGGCATCATCTCCACCAGCAAGGGAAGCACACCTGGTTCTATTGTTTCGTTGGCGGTGGGTGATACTTTCATCTTTATGCTTAGCGCCAAGTCAGATGGCGTATTTGGCGCCACTGAAAACCCCGCCATTGTTGTCAACTCGCTTAACAGCGACAACAGGGTCGGATCAATGGACGGCCAAGAAACACTAATTGCCGTGGGGCAATCTGTTGCAGGAAGGCAAAAACAATACGACTCAGCGCTACAAGAAGGCGAGCTGTACAAAGTCGGTTCATGCTTGGCCGTATTGATTCAACGCGATCCGATCTTTATCAGCGAAGCGGATTATTCGCTTGAAGCGCTTACGGATGCAAGCATCACTGAATTGTTTGATGATCCAAACGAGCGCGGTGAGAGCGCTTTTTACACCTTCCGCGTGGTCAGGGCTGGCGATGTTGGCGTGGTAGGGCAAGAGCTTGTCGATACACGCTTTTTTGACACCGTAGGAGAAAGCTCCATCCGTCCAGCAGAAGGTGCTGCATATCCAGCGTCTCAACCTTGGCAATTTCAGACGCCCGGCCTTGATTACGGCGCAGGCGAGATTGGGCGTCGTTATTACACTGCTTCAGCGTTCCCGCAGATTTTCCGCTGCGCTTTAGGTAGCGTCAGCATTAACCGTGAAACACAGTATTTTGAGCTTGGCATTCGCAGCACTGTTGCCATGCAGATTCAAGGCATGTGCAACTTTGCGGATGTACCGAACGATAAGAAAGAATTCACCACTGCAGGCGCTGCCACTGCAGTAACTCTTGTCCCAGGTGAGTTCAATCCCACTAATGACATTAGCGGACTGATAGATGGCACTTTTACAATGGGTGTTTTTCAGGAGAGCACATCTGGGGAAGGCTTGAGGATAACCGTAGTCGTTAGCGGTGGCACGATTACAAGCATCACAATCAGCGAAGGTGGCGCTGGCTATGCAGTTGGTGATGTTGTTTCTAATTTTGGGCTACGAGAACCCGGCGACTGGTCCCGTGTTATCTATCTCAGAATTGATGCCATTGATACCACCGTCATGACACCGAGCACGGTTCCTGGCTACGAATCCGTCAACTGGAAAGCCGCCGATGGCCTCGCCAATGAAAGTGCGGAAGAAAACTTAACAAATACAGTATTTACTTCCGGCACCATTACTGCTCCTGAAAAGCGCTACAGCTTTTTCCGCATTGCTTTACGTTCGGACCCAGCAGATTCTGTTGAGTTCGCCAACATGGGCAACTACGTGTTTGCGGTGGCTGGAGCAAAAGAAACGCCGTCGTTTAACTTCATCCGCTTTGCGATGAATGGCGATGCTAGCTGGGAAGTGCGTATCGAGCCTGTATCAAGCTGGGAAATTAGAAATGGGAGCTTTTCTCTTATTGAGCTGCGTTCGGACGGAAGCATGATTGGTATTTCCTTCGCGCAAGGCAATGCCTATCTTAAAGGACGCTATATCCAAGGTGAATCATTTGACGAACTATTCGACATCCAAGGTTTACGCCCCAAACAAGAAATTGGCCTTAGCTGGACCGAAGGCACCTACGGCTCAGCGACAGATGGCACATACCTTGATCGCTATGCACGTGCTGCTGAGTTTTTCATGTATGACGAGATTTCTACGTCTTGCTCGTCTGCACCCGAGCACGAAATCGCCTACGTCAACGTCATCCAACCCAATCCTTTCACGCCGCAATACGACAACTTGTGCCTGATAGGCATGAACGTAAGGGCAAGCCGTGAGTGGTCGCAGTTCTCGCAACTCTCGGCTTACGTCACCGAAGGCAAGGAAGTGGAACGCCTGCTCGGTGGCTTCGGTGCCACGCATTTGTTCCCTGAAATCCTGTACGACTTCATGCTGAACAAGCGCTACGGGCTCGGCAACGAGATCAGCGCCGAGCAGATTGACACTGCATCGTTCACGGCTGCCGCGCAATTCTGCCAAGACAACCGCTTCTTCTACGACGGCCCCAAGATCAACAACACCAACTGGCGGCAATGGGCGGCTGATACGGCTGCCACGCACTGCCTTCTGCTGATTGAGCGCGGCGGCATCTTTTACCTGGAGCAAGCCATCCCCGAGAAGCCTGAAATTCGCGGTCTGTTCACGGCGGGCAACTGCATCAGTATGAATCTGACGATGGCTGAAGCCGAACAGCGCCAGCCGATCTCCGTGTCAGTCAAGTACAGGACAGAGCGCTATGGCGGCAATGCTCCCTCCGAAAGCGTTGATCCTACCTACGGCCTGTTTCCTGAGCCAAAAGAGCGCATCGTGTATCACACGGACTGGGGCCAAGGTGTTACCGAAAGCCTTGACATATCCGAATACTGCACCAGTGAGCAGCACGCTTTAAAGGCCGCCCGGTTCATCATTGGCGCCAGGCGGCTTGCTGATCACACTGTAAAAATTAGCACCACCTACGAAGCCTTAACCAGTTCAATCGCCCCCGGAGATTTCATCAAGGTGGCACTGGATTACACGCACTACAACCAGTTCATCAATGGCGCTGTTACGGGTGACGGCCAGCTTGTGTCGTCCACTGCATTGGCAGATGGGAGCTACGAAGTCGTTTACTGGACAGGCGACAAAGATGCCAAGGTAACCGAGGGTACTTTGATTGTCCGCAACGGTGGCACCACTGCCACGCCAACTGGTGTTGTATTCACAGTCAAAACCTCGGAGATCATTACGCGCACCTATCGCATCGACTCCATTACGCCAAGCGAGGACGGCTACGAAATCGAAGCCGTGCATTCGCCGCTCCTGTCGGATGGCACCCTTCAGCTTTACGCTGAGTGGAACGATGACAACTACTGGGTGGAAGCCTGAGCATGGCCGCACTACCTGCGCTGACGCCAACGGCGATGGATTTCACGGCACCGGAGTTCCCGGTCAAGTCCAATACTTCGCTGAGCGGCGTGGTGTCCCGCCGCATCTTCGGCAACCGTGGATCGCGATCCACTTTGCAGCTCAATTTTGACAACATCGCCGATTCCTCCGCTGTTGAGTTTCTTGATGCTTGGAACGCATCACGTGGCCAACTGGATGCCGTGACGGTGCCAAGTGAAGTATTCGATGGCGCCGATGCCACGCTGACCGCATACGTTTCGGATGGCGGCGATGGGCTGATCTGGCACTTTGCAGAACCGCCGCAAGTACAACGAATCAAGCCCGGAATCAGCAGCGTTCGCGTAAGACTGGAAGCCACCCGCGACGCTTAGCTAGGCTGGTTGTAGCTTGGTGTGATCAGTGGCTGTCCTTACTGGTAAAAACGGCGCCCTCAACTGGAACGGCGCCACTGTCGGCAAGGTGCGGTCGTGGTCCATGTCGATCAACAAGGATCCACTGGAAACCACCACGCTTGGAGTGCATGATCGAACCTACGTTCCAGGGATGCGCGGCTCCACTGGTACGGCTGAGTTGATGTATGACCCATCGGAAGGTCAAGCGACGGCGCTGCTGAACAGCATCCTCGGCGATGGCGACGATGTTTCGGGCTCGGTGAGCTTTGTCTTGGACACCGCTGGAGGCAAAAGCCTGAGCTGCTCAGCGTTCCTGACCAGCGTGTCGCCGAGCGTCAGCGTTGGTGCAATCCAAGTTTGCTCCGTGTCGTTCCAAGTTTCTGGTTCCATCAGCGGCGGCTTCTAAGTCATGGCAGTTCTTGGCGTTGAAGGCTATGTGCGCTTCCGCCGAGAAGCGCCTGCGCCGATTCTTGTTCCAGTGTCGGCACTGCGGTCTGACACTGACACGCTGCAAGTCAGCAGCACCGAGTTTTGGAACGGCGACGAGGTTTATCTTGTGGCCCCAGAAGGGCTTCCGCTGTCTGCCGATGCCCTGCCCAACGGCGTTGGTTGTTACTTCGGCTCAATCTGGGAGTTGGGGCCGAACAGGACGCACGTTACAGACGAAACCGACGAATATTACGTTAGTAATGACGACACGGTGTATTTCTACAATCGTGGCACGCCAGTCAACAGCGGCACGTATTTCATTTACCGTGATCAACTCGGAAGGCTAAGTTTATACACAACACGAGCCGCTGCCCTTAGCGGCAGCACAAGCGATCGAATTGACCTCAAACAGCTTGATTTTCAGTACATGCTGATCGCACCAGCTGGCACAGAAGAGTACAACAACGCCCTAGCCGAATGCCTTGCAGCAACTGGTGACTACAGGTTTTCGGACATCCGAGATGAATCCACGCTGGCCAGTATCTGCGACTACGCACCGGACTACTTGCAGCCCACCGCCGGCACTGCCGAATACGACGACGCGGAAATTGAACCACGGCGCTGGGTTGGCGGCTTCCCCTGGATCATCCAAGGCGAACTCCGGGAATGGAGTATTGAGCTGAACGCCGAGAACGTTGACACGACTGCTGTTGGCCAAAAGTTCGGCGAGAGCGTCAAATCAGTTGTCAGCGGCGGTGGCTCTTTTGACTTTCTTGTTGAGCGCCGCACTGATGAAAACAAGTACGACTCTACCTCACTGATGCAGTTATTGCTTCTGACCGAGCGCGGAGCAAAAGCTGAGGCCGAGTTCTTTATGATTACAGCTCGCCCCGCTAATGCATGTGGGACGCTAGCGCCAGGCGACCTGTATTATAGCTGCGAACTGTTAGTAACAAATACCGCAATCAACACTCGCGCTACAGAAGCAATCGTAGGCACTGCACGCTTCGTGACCACCGGCCCGATCGAACTCAAAATGGGCGTGTAAACTGCAGACAAGTGTAGGTGTAAATCGTGGCGGCTATCCTGCTTCCCGGCGAAACGGGATCCATCAACGACCTGAACATCACCCAGGCCGGCTTCCGCGAACAGATCGCCGCCATCGCCACTGCTGCCCGCCGCTATGTGGGTGGCACTGCGCAAGGCGTTACCACCACCTGCCTCTACGTTGACCCCGAGATCGGCACTGACGACTGGGTCGAAGGCACTGCCGACGCAACGGCTGTCCCGCCGCTGACCAA